AAAAGTGCCGGGAGCGCCGGCGACGGTGAAATAGCCGGCTTGGTACTCGAGCACGATCACGCCGGCCGGCTTTTCCAGCGTTTCGTCAAATTCGGTTGAGATGCTCTTGAGGACGAGGCCGCCCGGCACCTTTCCGCCGAGCGTGCCGGCGGCCTGCGCGGCGGTCTCGACCTCCTCGGCGATGGCGTCAAGGGTGTCGTCCACCGTGGCGCCGCTCTTGGCCATGCCGCGCACGGTAAGGGTGAGGACGCGCGCCTGGCGCGACTGCGGCGAATGCTCGATCTCCTCATCTTCGGTGGTGATGAGCAGGCAGGGCAGGTTGTCTGTCGGCTTCATTCGTGACTGGAAGACACGGCTGCCGGTGGTCGCAAGCCCGGTGAACGCCGTGGCGGCGGCTTCGCGGATCTGGCGGCGCGCGTGCGTCATGCGGCCTCCAGGCGCAGCAGCGTCATGCCGGTGCCGTCGGGTTCGATGGCCGCCACGGTGTAAGAATGGCCGCCCACGGTAACTGCGGTGCCATGGGCGGCGGAAGCTGCCGAGGAGTCCGGCAGGAGGAGGCTCGGGGCGGTGCCGGCGACATCGAAGGCGGCGGCGTGGCCGTTGTCGAAGAGGCCGGTGCACGAAACCCCGCCGACCGTGGCGGCGATGCCAAAGTCGGCGTAGAACGGGGCGGGATCTTCGGTGAAGGCCATCAGGTCGTGGCGCTCTGCGCGGCGACGGCGACGGTGTAGGCCGGGCTGACCGTGCCGCCGATGTCGTAGTTGATGCGCAGGTAGCGCGGCGCCTGGTCGAAATTCAGCGCGACCTTCTGGATGCTGGCCTGGCTGGCGCCGGTCAGGCCGGTGAAGGCGCCGCCGGAGACATCGGCATAGGTGCGCGCGGTGGTGACGATGACGATGGTGTCGCCATTGATCCAGGCCGCGCTGCCCGCGGTGAGCAGGAATTCGACCTGCGCATTGGAAAACAGCGTGCCGACGGTGGCATTGCCCATCGCGCCGGTGACCGAGCCGACGACGGCGGCGGTGGTGGCGTTGGAGAATGTCAGGGTGATGTTTTCCGCGACGGCGTCCGGGCCGCCATGGACCTGCGTGCAGGTGCCGTTGCCGGTATTGGCGCCGGGCGTGACGCTGGTCACCACATCGGCCTCCTGCGTGCCTTGCAGCTTGATGGCGAGCGTCGGATTGGTGCCGGCGGTGTTGAGCGCGGTAAGCAGCAGCGCGCCCTGGCCGCACAGGCTGCGGCAGTCGATGCCGGCCGTGTTGCCGTCGGCGCTGATGGCGGCGGGCGCCTGCAGCGTGGTGAGGGTGGAATCGCCGATGATGTCCATCATTTGGCCTTTCTGCGTGGGGGTTTCGGCTCGTCCGGCGCGGCGTCAGAAGCCGGCGCCGCATCTGCCAACAAGGGGACGGGTTCGATGGCGACTGCGCGCCCCAGGGCGATGAGTTGCGCGGCCTGCGTGTCGGGCAGGTCGCGTAGGTCGCCGGGGGCGGCATCGTTGCCGATGCCGCCCAGGCCGGTGCCGCGCAGGAAGCGGACGCGCTGCATGGTCATCAGACGATGGTGGCGCCGGTGGCCTTGCAGAAGCTGCCCACATGGCGCAGGGCCACGTCGCAGAGCTGGAAGGAGGTGACCTCGATCATGCCCTGCTTCTTCTTGGCATACGGATCGACGACCAGCTCCAGCGCGCCCCACATGCCAATCATGGCGTCCTGCCAGTTGCCGAAGATCAGGCCATGCTCGGAGCCGCCGCCGAGGACGGCGGAGACCTGGTTGCTGGCGACGGCCTTGTAGCCGGCGAGGTTGCCGTTGTCGAGCGCGCCGGCCCAGATCATGCGGGTGTCGGTGGAGGCGGCGACGACGGTCTGCGCCAGCTTGCCGGCCATGCCGGGGGTGGTGGCGAAGGCCAGCGAGCCGGCCAGCGCGTTGTCTTTCAGCACTTCGGTGATCATGTCGACCAGCTTGCCGAAGGTGGGCACGCCGCCCATGGCCACGGCGTTGACGTTGCTGGCGGCATAGATGCCGGTGGGCTGGTTGTTGCTGCCGGCGCCGTGCATCACGGCCACGTCCCAGGCCAGCGCATGCACGGCGGCGAGGTCGGTGCGGATGAAGGCTTCCACGTCCATGCTGGCCTGCGCCATCAATTGGCGCGAGAAGGCGGTGGTGGCCTGCAGGGTCTTCGGCGTGAGGCTGACGCTCGACAGCGTGGCGTTGCTGGCGGTAACGTCGGTGCCGTCGTTCTCCGGCATCCAGTAGGCGGTGGAGGCCGCCGTCTGCGACGGGAAGCTGACCGGGCCGGTGAGGCCGGACATGACGCGGGCGCCGAGGCCGACGGCGACGGAGGCGTTGCGCAGCATGTCGATGAATTCACCCGGCTGGGTAAAGACGGTCGAGGCGCCCTTGCCGCTGGTGTTGTAGAGGGCTTCGGCAATCGCCGCGCGCTGCAGGGTCAGCGGGACGAAGATGCCGCCGTTGCGCTTGTAGTTCTGCGGCATGTTGCGCTCGATGTCCTGCGAGATTTCGACCTCGAAGCCGGAGACGGTCTGGCCTTCGGCGCGGCCCAGAGCGGCGGCGATGGCGCGGACGTAGGAGTATTCCTTGGCTTCGCGCGGGGTCAGGTCGATGGTGTCGGTTTCGGTCGGCGCGGCGGCCAGCTTGTCGAGCATCGCGCTGCGGAATTCGTCGAGGCTCTTGCCGTTGCGGACGAATTCGACGGCCAGCTTGTCCATGCCGCGCCGGGCATGGGCTTCGCCAAGGGCGATGATGGCATCGACGCGGGCGCGTTCGACTTTTTGCGCGTCGGCGCGGAATTGGGCTTCGAGGGCGGCGGTGTCTTGCGTGGTCATGATGATGTTCTCCTGTCTGGTTTCAAGGGGGGCTGCATCGGGCTGCGCCTGGATGGCCTCGCCCTCGATTTCGGTTTCATGGTCGGCGCCGTCATCGGCGCGGCCGATGCCGACGGTGGCGTCGGCAGGCACGGCGACGATGGATACTTCCAGCGGCTCCCAGTCGGTGACGCGGTAGGTGCTATCCGCACCGTCTTTGCCTTCTTCTTCCAGGCGCATCTTGTGCACCCGGTAGCCGACGGACACATGGCGGCGAATGCCATCTTTCACGTCATTGAAGGCTTCTTCGGCGGCGGCGCTTTTTCCAAAGCGCACCACGGCGCGTCCTACGCGATCCGGGCCAATATCAACGCTTTCAATTACCCCCACATGGCTGCGGGTGTCGTGATCGAGCAGCAACGGGCCACCGTTTTTCAGGCGCCCGAGGCGGATGGATTTTTTGTCATGGTCGAGGACTTCTGTGCCGAACCAGCGGCCATACGGTTCTTCGCTGGAAAAGGCCAGTTCGACCGTGCGCGAATCTTCCTTGATGGCGGCGCGATCAAAGCTCGCGCTGCGGTGCAGGGTGCCGGTCTTGATCTTGCGGGTATGCGTGACGTTGGGCATGGGTGCGTGTCCTATTGCGATGGATCGCACTTTGCCCAGTCCGCCGGGACATTTTCAGGGGGAACGTGTCCGCCTAGAGCAGCCCCAATATCATCATCGCCTCGTCCTCTTCGCGCGGGCGCACGCGCAGCGGTTTGGTGGGGATCGGCACGCGGGCGAAGCCACCGGAGACCGCCGGTGCCGGCAGCACAGCGCCATCCAGCTCCAGATACGCCTGCGCCGTGCTGCTGCCTGCCGCGCTGCCGGCAAGCCATGCGGCGGCGGTGAGCGTGGCGCCGGCGGTGGTGCTGCCGGCGGCGGTGCCGCGCAGGGCGTTGGGGTCGGTGACCTGTTCGCCCCATGAATCGGCCCAGCTGGAGCCCCAGCTATCGAGCCAGGACGATGCCATTTATGCCGGCCCCCACTCCGTGCCGCTCTGGCCGTTGCCGCCGACGGTGTAGCCATTGACACGGGCGACGTTGGCGGTGATCGGGTCGGCTTCGGCGGCGGCGATCACGGCGGCGGCAAGTGTCTGCGGCGAGAGTTCGGTGTAGGGCGTGATGCTGCCGTAGAGCCGGCCGGTGGCGTAGCGCGTGAGCGTGGCGGCGCTGCTGCCGGCGCCCTCGCCGTAGCACCAGGCGATGGCGTTCTTGGCCGCATCCGCGGTGCTGCTGCCGGCGGCGCT